CGCAGCCCAACGCGCCGAACCCTCAAAGGTTGTGCGCCACTCACCCGGAGTCACCGTGTGCGAGATGCGAGAAATGAGCATTGGTGTAGTGATGGCGTTACCCGTCGGAGGCTGAACCACAAGCGTGATGCGGTCATTCAGCTCACGGTCAAGAGCATTAGCCCAATCTGACGTGGGCGACAGGACAACTTCAAACGGATCAGCCATCGGGTAAACCTGCCCACCCCAGCTTGTAATAATCGTGCCAATGTCCACAGCGTCAGCAAGCGTAGAAACCTGCGTATCAAGCGACTCCTCAGCAACGCCAAAAGTGTTGACGCTTGTCGTGTTACGCCCGATGTAAACACCACCGCCCGACATAGAAATGTTCGCCTCGTTACGCATCGAGTCGCCGTCATAAGAAAGTGTCACCTCAGGCCCGATAGCAATACCGCCAGCGCCGTAAGTGCCCTGCGAAACAACCGAGCGTGTCTGTGTGCGGATCTGGTTTTGGTTGTACAACGTCACCACGCCAGTACGGTCAACGAACAGCGGTGCATACTCAGAATCTGCAACCTTCTGCAATTCACTCGTGACACGAGGAGCGTCGTCAGTAATGTCAAGCACACTCGACGCAGGAGCAGACGGCCCACTCGTTAAAGACGCAGGAAACGGGGTCTGACCGATAAGGCGCGTGAATCGTGCAGTTGTGGTCTCAGCCAGTGCAACCGTGGAGTACTTGAAAATCTCCTGGAAAATGGATTGGGCAATGCCGGTGCTCCACACGATAACTTGCTGAACAGATCCTGTACCGATGTTTACAGCCTCAGGAAGAGCAATGTAAATGCCAGCGTTGTTTACAGTCGTGGTGGCAATCAGGATGCCGTCGATATAAAGCGTGATGGTACGCGCGGAGCTGTTCCAGTCGAAGGACAGCATGCGGGCAGCGCCCGAGTCAAACCCTGATGAGTTAGTGCTGGCGACCTTTGAGTTACCGAACGACGGCTCGGTCACTTCGACACTGAACTTTCCTGTGCTGTTGTCGTAGCTCATGTACCAAAAATGGTTGTAGATACTGCCGTACAAGAACTGCGAAATGCTCCCCGATGAGTCAGGGATAGCCCAACACGAAACCGAGAAACTACCCGGACTGCTGTTCGTTCCGCCCTGCGCTGACAGTGCAGCGTCAGAGCCTGTGCCCGTTACAGAACTATTAACAAGCCCCACAGCAAGTTGAGAACCGCTCGAAGCAGCTGCAGTCGTCGCCATGTCTAACGGTTCAGACCCGTAATCCTTCAAAGACTGGTTAAGCGTGTACGGCCCTACAGGCTCGTCACAGGGGTAATAGTGACGTGGAGACGTTGACAGGATGTACGAACGGCTCCAGTCCGCAGGGAGCGTCTCAGAGGCAAGGAAACCAAGAGCGTCCATGCAAGACAGGGTCACGGTTGAGTCTTGTCCTGCGTCCGTCCACGCTGGAGGCCATCCCTGAATAAAGCCACGAAACACCCTGTAGGTGACTCCGTTGTGAACCGCTGAGATTTGAATCTGACGGCGCGGTAACAGTTTGCCGTAGTAAGGGCCTGAAGTGTTGAACGGGTCAAAGCGTCGGTCTCGGTTGCTCAAGACAACTATTGCGTTGCCCGAGAACGTGTCCCAATCGTCAGAGCGTCCACGATCTGTTGACATCTCACGGACATACGAAGTGACGTTTACCCAATTAGGAAACAACACATAAGGGCCGTCGTCAAAAGCGATTTCTACAGTGGCGACGGGAAACGGCATCAGCGACCTGCACCGCTGCGGATGCCATAACCGCCGTCGCTACGAGCACCCTCACGAAGGATGCGCTTAATCTCGCCAGCCACCGCCTTCGGATCAGTCACAGGGGAAACCTGCACGATGATGCTGCCGGGGTTACGAGCTGCATAAGTGCTGGCTCCAAGACCCTGTGTGGCAGTCACGCCACGTTGGCGCTGAGACCGCAAGGTCATGTCGGTAGTTTCGGCAAACCCTTGTCGAGTTCCCTTACTGAAAGAGAAGTCTGTGCTACCTGTGGCGATGAGTTCACCAAGGGGTTGGAAGGTTGCAAAGTTGTACAGGTTTTTAATTCGAGCGATGCTGTTAAACGCTCCAAGTAAAGCGTTGATTTGTTTACCGATTGCGTTCAGGTTTCCGTCTGTGTCGTACAACAGAAACTGCAGCTGGAACTTCAGTTCTTCGACACCGCCAGCGAAACCCTTCTTGCCGAAAGCGTCAGCGACCTTAATCGCAGACTCCGCAAGTTGTTGGATGTAAGGCAAGATGTAAAGACCAAGGGACTCTTTAAGTTCGTCAAGCGTGATGGACAGACGAGCCATCGTGCCCTCAAAGGTTGCAGCCTTCTCGTTAGCACCGCCAGCAAACTTCGCTGTTAACTCATCTTGAATAGTGCTGAACTTTTTAGCCTTTAGCTCTGCCTTGCTGTAACCAAGACCCAAACGACCTAGAGCCGAATTCTGACCCTCGCTCGCACGAGCCAAACCGTTAACCACAGCCTCCAACGGCTTGCCAGTTCGCCCCGAAATATCTAATGCCAGCGACAACAGCTTCTGAGCCTTGGTGACATCCTTCGTAGACCTGAGCAACCGATTAAGACCCGGACGGAGATCGTCGTCCGCCACACCCGTGGCACGGGCAGTCACGTCAATGTAATCCTCAACGGCTGCAATTTGTGCGTCGGTTGCCTTGGTCGTTGATTTCAAAGTGCCAGCAAGTTGAACCTGCGCTAGTTGATCCGCGCGAGCCATTTGGGCAAAGTTCCACAAGGATTTAGCGCCAATGGCAGCCGCGACACCAACGGCTGCAAAACCAAGCGCAGCAGCCTGACCAGCCTTTTTGAGAATAAACGCAGCCTTCTGTCCACGGGTCTCTAACTGCTTAAAGCCCTCAATGGCTTTTTTGATGCCTTTGCCGTCAAACTGGGAAACAATGGGGATGGAAAGACTCATTACAGTTTCTTCTCTACTAAGGCGACGGCACGAACAATGACTCGCTGTAGTTCCTTCTCGATGAGGTACTTACGCGAGTAAACCACAGGGCCAATGACACGGGTTCTACCTGGACGCACAACACCAAGACGGTCTGCAAGTGAGGAGTCGTGTTTACGCCCTGCAGTTTCAAACACAGCTGCGCCCACGTTGCGTTGCTCAATCAGGATGACATTCTCACTAGATCGGCGTGTGTCCACTTTGACGTTTACACCACGGCGAGCGCCAGCAACAGTGAACGGAAATATCTTGCGACCCTTTTGCGACCAGTTGCGTTCCATACCTGAAAGGGGAACAGTCTGATAGGCGGTCTTCACAGCGTCCGTAGCAGGCTTAGCAATTTCCTTCACGTCACGGGTGAACTGTTTACGCAACTCAGGGTCAATGCGACGAAGAGCAAGAATGGCTTCTTTGCCTCCTACTACTTTCGTCGTCATATTTGCTGTCATTGCTGGGGCTTTTCGTGTGAGACCTTCAGCACCGTTTCCAATGCTTCAATGTCGAAGGGTATTTGTGGAGGCCAGAAACCAGTCGCCAGCAGAATCTCTGCTAGGACTCGGAGGTAACTGCCTCTTCCGTAGGGTTTGCGTTTTCCTCGTCTAACACTTCGATGCTGATAAGGCGCTTGACATAATCGTCAAAGACGGCCGGTACGGAATGGTTGATTTGCTGGCAACAGGTGTACGCCATAAATGCAAGGTCTTCCATACCGATGCCGTTTGCAAGATCTGAGACCTTGCGCTTGAACTTGCGTTCCCACGCCACCAAAACAAAAAGGTTTGTTTCAACGGTGTAGGTTCGCTCGGTTTCTTTGACTTCAAGTTTGAGTTTCATAGGTTCTCCTCTATGTGTTGTTTACGGGTTTACGGGGCGGTTACGTCACGCACCCAAGTGCCTGAAGTGAAGTTCGCTGTTACGGTCGCCATCTCGCCCACGGTTGAGTTGATTGGTGTGAAGTCAGCAAGCATGCAGTTGGCGATGGTGTACTCAGGATTGCTGGCCGACTCGGTTGTGCCTGATGGCGAGATGACAAGAGTTGTGGTTCCGAGACCTACGCAGCTTGCCAAAATTGCTTCAACCTCGCTAGCGCCATAGCTAAGGAAAAACGTGATTGACACGTCAACGGATTGAAGACCCGGAGCCATGCGGTGTCCAGTGTCGCCAAACGCGGTGATTTCAAGAGGGTCATTGCCAATGGTAATTGTGCATTGGTTTGCCTGATCTGAAAGGTCAGTTGTGGTTGCGCCCTGCGTGAGGTTAATCGTGGCATTGCTGAGGAATGTTGTTGTAGCCATGAGGGCTCCTTTGTTAGTTGCGCCGTACGGCTACGGCAACGGTTAAGTCGTAAGAAGGCAGGTCTTGCCCTCCTACGGAAACGAGGCCCGGACGAAGATCCGT